GATCCAGAAGAGTATGAAGAATGGGAAATTTACAACATCACTCTAAATGGAATTGATGCAGAAGAATTGATTGAAGATATGCGAGAAGATTTTGAACAAGAAGTAATTAATAATTTAAGCTAATGAGTTATGATGATTGGATCCAGATATACGAGCAAATGAAAGACGTATTTGCAAGAGACAAAGAACTAACCCACATTGATATATCAATCAATATACAGCCCGTTAAAAGCGAAAAGAAAACAGCTAAAATTTCAATTAAAACTTATAAATAAATTATGATACAAGACAAAAGATGGGTATTACTTGAAGAGGGTTACCCGCACACAATATTATTAAACGAACAAGAAGCCAACGCAATGAAACAGAAGTGGCAAATGGTGCATCCTAAATTAAAGTATTCAGTTTTTTACGATGAATATTACGAATTTGTAGAGTTTTATTCGCCAGAAGAAAAAGAACAAATAAACCGATTAATACCGTGATAGTTTTAGTAGATGCAGACAGCCTAATATGGTCAAGCTGCTACAGACAAAAGGAACACCCAGACGATGAACAATATCACACTATTGAAAATGCTAAATTAAAGTTTGATGAAGTATTTATGTCAATTGTCAACACGATTGAAGAAATACACGAGATTGACAAGGTTATAACATTTGCAAATGCAAAAGGAAACTTTCGAAAGGAAATATCTAAGAGCTACAAAGCTAATAGAATAGGCAGAGAAATACCTCCAATATTAAACCAGCTCCAGGACTATGTTAAAGAAAGTTACGAAAGCATATCAGGTTATGGAGTTGAAACAGACGATGTAGTCGCTACTTATTGGAAAAGTTTAACCGACACGTTCGGCAGAGACGAAGTAATAATAGTTTCAATAGACAAAGATTACAAGCAACTGCCCTGCATAATTTACAATTACCATTTAAGCCACCAGTGTTACTATGATATTACAAAAGAGCAATCATTATATAACTTTTACGAACAAATGATAATAGGCGACACCGCAGACAATGTAAACTTTTGTAAAGGTTATGGTGTCAAATGGGTTCAAAAAGCATTTAAAGACTGTTTAAGCGAACAAAGTTATATAAGAGTAGTATTTACTCTTTTTAAAAAGATATACAAACACAAGGCACGTGAGAAGTTCATTGAATGCAAATTATTATTAAAATTAAAAACAGAGTAACGTATAACCGCAGTTTGCCTATACGGTTAGCTGATTCGGCAAATTGAGGTTATTGATTGTTAGTAGCTGTTTATCTAATTTACATTTATTTTGAAAATATTTGTAGTTTTATTTGGTTATACAAAAATAAGTTGTATATTTGTAAAAGAAATAACAACTAAAACAAAATATTATGACAACTCAAATGATTGAAACAGTACAAAAAAGAGTAAAAGAAATGATGCAAGATGCTAAAATAGTTGAATTGTATAACAGCTTTGAAACAGAACAAGAAGGACAAGATTATATTATTAAAGCTGCTATTGCTACGTTAGTAGGTGTAAATTAAAAAGTTATGACTTATAAAGAAGTAGAAGAAAAAATTAGATATAATGGGCTTTTTATAAAAGAAGTCCATTATATAAAAAGAATTGGTTTTGAGTTACTAAATAAACAAGAAATTAGACTTTGTAATCTAACCCAAAAACACTTTGATAAAATATCATCCGAATATGGATTAGTTGTTCATAAAACAACTTTCACTGGGATTACAATAAGAGTTTATAAAATAAATAAATTTCCTTGTTTGGATTTTCAATCGGGTATCGAAAGATGTAAAACACAATGTGAAAATTGTTCAGATGGCGTGTTATGAATAGACAATCAATAATAGTTTTTATTCAAGGCGAACGAATAGAAACGTATGGAAATTTAAAAAAGTGTTGTGAATTTGAAGGCTTAAAATACCACACTTTAGCACGTTTAAAATTCCCTATTCGGCTAAATGATGTCGTTATACACAAAACGCTCTTTAAATAGCTACTAACTATCCGCTACACGCATAAAATGTATTACAAAATAACAAAACTAAAAACAAATGAATAAAGCAAAATACATAGGAGAATCTATAAACCAACTTTGCGGAGTTGATATTTACGAAAACAAAAGAACACAAGATCTGGTCGATATTCGCTCAATGGCTTGTTATATCCTGCACAAAGATTTAAAAATGACGTTATATGAAGTGAGGGATCATTTTAACTTTTTCGGAAAGCAAATGAATCACACAACAGTTTTTCACAACGTGAAGTTATTTGAAAAGCTACGAAAGAGCAAAACGCATTTAGAAGTGATTAGAGACACGATAATGCAAACAGTAGACCCAAAGTATAGTTTATTAAAAAGAATCGAAGAAATAAACGACAAAGCTAAAATACAGCAAATAACCAACTGCGTAAAGTACAATGAGTAAACACTAAAAATAAAAATAAATAATTATGAAAAAAGCACAAATATTTAACAATCACTTTCAGAATTTCAAAACTTATGCTATACCAAAAGCGCAATTGATTATAGCTGATATTCCTTATAACTTAGGAAACAATGCTTATGCCTCTAATCCAGCGTGGTATAAAGATGGAGACAATGCAAATGGAGAAAGTGCATTAGCCGGTAAAAGTTTTTTTGACACAGACGAAGATTTCAGACCTGCCGAGTTTATGCATTTTTGTAGTACAATGTTAAAGCCAGAAACAAAAAAAATAAAAGTAGAAGGAGAGACGAGACAAAAAGGGGATGCACCTTGTATGATTGTTTTTTGTGCATTTGACCAACAAATGTATTTAATCGAATTGGCTAAAAGATACGGATTGAACAATTATATTAATTTAGTTTTTAGAAAGAATTTTAGCGCACAAGTTTTAAAAGCAAATATGAAAGTCGTTGGAAATTGCGAATATGGTTTAATATTTTATAGAGACAAATTGCCTAAATTTAGAAACAATGGTAAAATGATTTTTAACTGTATGGACTGGCCAAGAGACAATGTAAGCGAAAAGATACACCCAACTCAAAAGCCTGTTGAACTTTTAAAAACATTAATAAAAATATTTACAGACGAGGGCGATGTAGTTATAGACCCTTGTGCAGGAAGTGGAAGCACTTTAATAGCTTCTCAAGAATTGAATAGAAAAGCATTTGGATTTGAGATTAAAAAACCATTTCATAAAGCTGCTGAAAATTGGATTGATGAAGAATATCAAAAGATTTCAGATATAGAAGAGTTTGGATTTGCAAAAACATTAATTCAAAAAACAGAAACAACATTATTTTAAAACGTATGAGTAAACTAAAAATATCCGAGTTCGCAAAAATATGCGGGTTAAGATACGACCAGATAGAAACAGTAATTAAAAAAGAAAAGATAAAGCCATCGAGAACGCCAACACGGAAATTAGACAACGTACAACAGACGATAATAGCCAGAATATTATATTTTGAAGGTAAAATCGAATGGCTTACATTTGAAAGTAAAATGAATTAAAATTAAATTATATGCAAGTAGTAAAAATAACAGAGGTAAAAGTCAATCCGAATAATCCCAGATTGATAAAGGACGACAAATTTAAAAAGTTAGTTCAGTCAGTCAAAGACTTTCCAGAAATGCTAAACATCCGCCCAATAGTAGTAAACCAAGATATGGTTATATTAGGTGGTAATATGCGATATAAGGCTTGTAAAGAAGCAGGACTAAAAGAAATACCAATTATAAAAACAGACTTAACTGAAGAGCAACAAAAAGAGTTTTTAATTAAAGACAATGTAAGCGGTGGAGAATGGGATTGGGATATATTAGCTAATGAATGGAATGCAGACGATTTAAAAGACTGGGGATTAGATTTGCCAGTTTTTAATACAGATATTAAAGATGATTTATCCGATACAATAGATAATTTATATAGAATAGAAATTATATGTAAAGATGAAGAGCATCAAGAAAATAGTTATAACAAATTAATAGAACAAGGATACGAATGCCGACTTTTAACATTATAAAAGAAGTAAAACCAAAGCAAACATTTAGAGTTGCTTCAGTGATTGGTAAATTTGATTTACAGTCAGAACATATTGTAGAACATTTTCAAGGGAATATTGATATAAATAATAATTGGCAAATAGGTTTAATTGTAGGTAAAAGCGGAACTGGAAAAACTACAATAGCAAAACAATTATTTGAAGATGCTTTTATAACTAATTTTGAATATACTGCTGAAACTATTTTAGACGATATGCCAAAAGAATGTAGTTTAGAACAAATTACAAATGCTTTTAATTCAGTTGGTTTCTCAAGTCCACCAAGTTGGCTAAAACCTTATTCAGTTTTAAGTAACGGACAAAAAATGAGAGTAGATTTAGCAAGAGCAATATTAGATAAAAAAGAGTTTTTTGTATTTGATGAATTTACAAGTGTAGTTGATAGAGAAGTAGCAAAAATAGGTTCATTTGCTATGCAGAAAGCAATAAGGAAAACAAATAAAAAGTTTATAGCAGTAACTTGCCACAACGATGTGCAAGAATGGCTTTTACCTGATTGGATATTTAATACAGATACAATGACTTTTCAAAACCTTGAAGAGCAAAAAAAAAATAGACCAGAAATTAAATTTGAAATATTCAACACAAGAGATAAGACAATTTGGAAAATGTTTGCTAAACATCATTATTTAAGTCACTCACATAATAATGCTGCCAATGTATTTATAGCAACAGTAAACAATGAAATAGCTGGATTTTTAAGTGTATTACATTTTCCACATCCAAAAGCAAAAAATATAAAAAAAGTACATAGATTAGTTATTTTGCCAGATTATCAAGGAGCAGGAATAGGAATAAAATTTTTAAATGAAATAGGTAAAATATATAAAAAAGATAAATGGAGATATACTATTGTTACATCAGCTCCAAGTTTAATAAATGTTTTAAAAAAATCTAATGAATGGAATTGTAATCATTTTGGAAGATTAATTGCTAAAACAGGAATACTGCACGGTAATAATAATAATCAAAACAATAGTAAACAAAGAATAACAGCATCATTTGAATTAAAATAAAATATAATGGGAAAGACAAAAGAGCAACACGAAAAAGAAATAACAGATATAATTGTAAAAAATAAAGTAATGAAAATAAATCATATTTTTCAACACTATACTGACTTACAACACTCACAGTTTTATAATTTAGAATTGGATAAATCGGAGAGTATTAAAGAAGCTATATCAAAGAACAAAAGCAAAGCTGTTTCTTATATGCTAAATAAATGGGTTGGTTCAGACAATGCTACTTTACAAATATCAGCGTTTAAAGTTTTATGCGAAGATGAAGACAGGAAAAAACTATCTATGCAGTTTGTTGAAAGTGAAAACAGCCATCAAGTACGAAAGTTTGAAGTAGAAATACTAAAGCCAAAAAATGAAAATACAGAGCAATAGTGTATTTGAGCATTTAGATAATTCAACTAAAAGAATAACAATAGAGCAAGGCGGAACACGTTCGGGCAAAACCTACAATATTCTTTTATGGCTTATCTTTGGTTATGCTTTTAAAAACACTGGAAAGACAATAACCATTTGTAGAAAAACATATCCATCACTTCGGGCAAGTTCGATGCGTGATTTTTTCGATATACTAAAAGAGCACGAAATATATGAAGAACAGGACCATAACAAAAGTAATTCAGAATATAGACTTGAGGGCAATCTATTTGAGTTTATAAGTTTAGACCAGCCCCAGAAAGTAAGAGGCCGTAAAAGAGATGTATTATATATTAACGAGGCGAATGAGTTATACTTCGAAGACTGGCAACAATTGATATTTAGAACAACTGAAAAGGCTATTTTAGATTATAACCCGAGTGATGAGTTCCATTTCATATATGAGAAAATAAAGCCAAGAGAAGACGCTGATTTTTACATCACAACCTATAAAGATAATCCTTTTTTATCAAATGAAATAGTATCAGAAATAGAGCGTTTAAAGCTAATTGATGAAAACTACTGGAATATATATGGCTTAGGGCAAATTGGTTCATCACAGGCCTTAATATTCCGTATTAACGAATGTAACAGCATACCAAGTGAAGCAAAGTTTTTGTCTTATGGTATGGACTTTGGATTTACGAATGATCCAACTACTTTGGTCGCTATCTATCAGCAAGGGGATAACATATATCTAAAAGAGCTAATATTTGAAAAGGGATTGACAAATTCAGATATAAGCAATAAATTAAAGTTTCACGAGGTAGAGCGAAAAGAAATATTTGCCGATAGTGCAGAGCCAAAATCAATCGAAGAACTTTATCGTATGGGTTGGAATATAAAACCAGCTACAAAAGGACCAGGAAGTATAAATATAGGTATTGATATGATGAAACGTTACAAATTAAATGTTACAAAGGACAGCGTTAATTTAATTAAAGAGTTTAGAAACTATAAATGGCAAGAGGACAAGAACGGAAATATTTTAAACGTGCCAGTTGATATGTTTAATCACGGAATTGATAGTATTAGGTATGGACTTTATGACAAATTAGCCAGACCGAACTACGGGAAATATGCAGTTAGATAGTTTGATTTACAATCAGTTAGAAATTATTTTAAAAAAAGATTAAAAATAAGTTATAAAAAATTTGTTTATAACATTTATTTATTTGTATATTTGTACCAGCAATAAAGCGAAACACTAAAACAAATATTATGAAAAAAGCAATTTTGATTAAAAGAATAACAAAAACACTTTATTTAAAAGATGGATTAGTTTTAAGTTTAGAAACGGCAGAAGAAAAATTACAACATAATATTTTTGGAGAAACAAAAACAATGGTTGAAGAAATTGAAATAGATGCTTTTTTCTACAAAAATAAAAAAGATGTTGATTTAATGTTTTGGAATTATATGAATGAAAGAAAATTAAATTCTGATAATTATTATGTAATTTATTTAAAATAAAAATTAATCACTAAAAACTAAAACTATGAACTTACTACAAAGATTAAAGCCAGAAGTATTACAAGCGATGAATGCAGATGCAAAAAAGTATCCAAATTTAATTAGAAGTTTGAAAAGAACTTTAGAGCAAGAGCAAGGAGGTTGTTTAAGTTTATCTGTAAGCGATGCTTCGTATATCTGCCAGTATAACAATAAAAATTTAGACATTATCAATTTGCTTGACTGTTTTATTAAAGAATAAAGATAGCCGTTACTTGACGCAAATAGTACAGTAACAGACATTGGGTAGTTTGCATACCACGAATGTTAAGTCCTATCGGGCAGAATAGGGAATTACTACTTATGGTAAAACAATAACCAAAACCCACAACGTAATTAAAAAAAAAGTTGCCAACTATCGTGAGACGTTGGAGAAAAGGAGGAAACGGAAACGTTCAACTGAAATCTGGGACAACTTATTTTAAACACTTCTAAAGAGGTGTTTTTTTTTGTGCTTATATTTTCTCGTAAAATTAAAATTAAAGCGTTATATCTAAAATAACAAAGCAATATGAAGTTAACAGTTCCAAGTTCATTAGACGATATTACACTTATACAATACCAAGAGTACAATCAGGAAATAGAAAGTCGTAAAAATCTACCAGATGCCGAAGATTATTTGAAAATTAAAAAGATTGAAATATTCTGCAAACTATCACGTGAACAGGTCTTGAGTTTAGAATATGAATCAGTAGATAAAATATCAAATATACTTGATGCTATTTTGGAAAGCCAACCCGAGTTAGTGCAAAAGTTTACAGTGAACGGGATAAAGTTTGGATGGCTTCCAGAATTAGATAGAATGAGCTACGGGGAATTATTAGACTTAAACGGTAATATATCCGAGTGGTCTAATATGCATATAGCTATGGGAGTTCTTTACAGACCAATAAAGAATGAAATTAAAAACGGTATGTATAACATTGAAAAGTACGAGGGCGATAAATACCACAAAGATTTAAGACAAATGCCACTTAGTGCTGTAATAGGTTCGATGGTTTTTTTTTGGAATTTAGGAACGGACTTGCTGGAATCTATTATCAGGTATTTGGAGACGGAAGCGGAGACATTTCAGAGCCAACTGAATTTGACCAAAACTGGAATTGGTATTCAACAATTGACGAGCTTGCTGGAGGAGACATTACAAAATATGAAACGGTTACACAACTAAATATGCACGCTTGCCTAAACAACTTGTGCTACAAAATAGACAAAAGAAAAAAAGAAGCTGAAGAACTAAAAAAAATACAGAGACGAAATGGCAGATAATTTAAGAGGAGTAGAGGCGATATATAGAGTGATTGAAGCGATGAGAAACGAACTGGAATCAAATCCATTTTGTAACAAAGTAACGCTTGGAGAGTTAACAGAATTAGATTTAGCAAAGATGACAATGTTTCCTTTGGCTAATATCACAATGGACAGCGTAACGCATTCAGAAAATTCACTTACATTTCAACTAACTATCGTAAACGTAGATATAGTAGACATCAGTAAAGATGAGCCTGCAAATGAAGTGTACGGAAATGACAATCTAATTTATATATGGACCAATCAACTATACGTAATTAATAGACTGGTGGCAAGGTTAAGAGAAAGCACAATTAGTTACGATACAATGGAATTAGACGGAGACCCACAAAGCGAATTTATTAACAAAGAATTTGAAAATATGTTGGCAGGGTTCACAACTACGATTAACATAACAGTTGCAAACGACATCAACAAATGTTAAAGATTGACAATCTAAAACAAGCACTTGACGACTTTACAAATAACATTGTTAAAGATGCAAAAGCGAATTTAGAAAGTACGGGCAAGGTAGATACTGGTCAATTAAAAAATAGTATTGTCAGTCAAGGTGCAAAGGTTTCTAAAAACTCTATACAGATAAATTTAGTAATGTCAAAATATGGTGCTTTTGTAGATAAAGGAGTTCGGGGAGTTGGCGGAGTTCGTAAACAAACATCAGCTTTCAAAAGAACAAACAACAAGGGCAAGTTATGGAAACAAAAGGGCAAAGGCTCGCCTTACTCATTTAAAGAGGGAATTAAGCCATCAGTTAAGCATTTTATAGAATGGTCAAACAAAAGAGGGTTGAGCCCTTACGCAGTTCGTGAATCAGTTTACCATCAGGGTATAGAGCCGAATAAGTTTTTAGAAAAAGCAGTAACAAAAAATATAGGGCAATTGTCAAAAGTCATAACAGATGCTTTTGCTTTGGATGTAGAAAGCA